AAAAGTGAACGGTTAGATTTCCCATCAGGCCACCCAGTTCGCGTAGTAGCTGAGGCAGCCGATGACGCCGGGAGCCAAAGCCTGAATCTTCTGATCAGTCAGCTCGCCGCGGTTGCTGTACAGATACGCGAGCTGCAGCTTGATTGCCGCGATAATCATGGGAGGGACGGCCTGCCCCATCAGCCGGGCCTGCTGGTCGGCAATCTGCTGCGCCGTGGCTGTCGGATTTGCCGCCTCCCATGTAGCTAGCGCCGCTGCCACCGCGGCGGCGTTCGCGTAGCCCGCCACGAACTGTAGCAGCACGCATTGCGGTATTCGTCGCGTCGGAGGCCATGGCCGCGCCCATGGTGGCGACAGCCGGGCAGGCTGAACATCGCTGCCCGGATCGAGCTTATAGCCGTACATGGCGGTCGAGGGCTGGACGTTCCCGGCTCCGTCCGTCGCGTTCAGCGTCTGCAGGGTGCCGCTGGTGTCGTAATACTGCAGCGAAACCACGCTCTGAAAGGGCGGCTTCGGCACGTGAATCGAGTGGAAACCGCGCTGGGTGTACAGCGGATGCTGACCGGGAAAGCCATCCATCGTCATTTGCCAGGTCTGCGGGACCAAGACCCGGCGGCAATAGCTCTCGATCGTATCGCGCGCCTGGGTGATGAAGTCCTGGATCACCTGGTCCTCGTCGGTGAAGTCCACGCGCAGGTGATTCTTCGCGTCAGCCAGCGACAATGGCTCACAGATTGGCGGCGTGATGATGGTGAGCGTCTGCATCAGCGCTTCTTTTTGCCATTCCTGAAATTCTTGGAAATCTTAGAAATCTCTGTATCTGCGGTCTCCGCCTGGATCTTGGCCATGACTTCGGGCGGAATCTCCGTGGCACTGGTACGATCGAGCTCACGCGCATCCACAGCTGCTCCGCTGGCGATCAACTGCCGCGCCTCTTCGGAACGGATGTCTCTGATCTCTCCGGCGTAAGCGCCAATCTTCATCTGCACATACATAGCGGTCCTTTGGGAGTGCCAGGGGCCGGTTCTCTTGCGAGCGGGAACGGCCCCTGGCAGTGGGAGCGAACAGCAGCTTAGGTGATGACCGTCGGGCTTTGGTCCTCGGCGTAGCGGGCGCCGCTCAGTACGGCGACAACTGCGCAGAGATCCGCATTCGCGCCGTTGGTGATCTGTATCTGCACGTAATTGGATCCGGCCGGCAACGAATCGGCGTCGTACTCAATCACGTAGAAGATGTCCGCGGTGTTGGCGGGCTGGTAGCCGGTGGCTGCGACCGAAACTTTCGGCCCCAGCACGTCAGTGTTGGTGGTTTCGCACTTGTACAGCGTGTAAGGCTGTGCGACAGGGCTAGCGCCGGTGTGATCGGTACAGGCATTCAGCAGAATCGCTGTGGCCTGCCCGGCCATTGCCCCGAACATAATCAGGATCGAGGCGTGTTGATAGTTCGCCATACTGAAGGCCTGCGCCGTCTTGCCGCCGCTGATGTTCTGTGGCACCAGAGCGTTGACGACGTGGCCCTCGTTGGCTGTGAAAAACCCATGAGCTCCCATGGTAAGGATCCTTTCCTGGCATTCGCCAAGTTAAATGTTTGTGGTTACAGACGTTTACCGCGATGCCAGGGTGACGAACGGCGACAACACGTTGGTGCCGTTCTTCGGGGTGAGGGGCTTTTTCCACCATGGTTGCCCATCCATACGCATCATCCACCGGAAGGCCATCTCGCCGGTCAGAAACGCCACATGGATCGAGCTGTCGGCCCTGACCCCGCCCTTACGCGCCAGTATGTACTGGCTCATGTCAGCCAGGATGATATCGCCATTGGTCGTCAGGGAGGCGCATTGCTCAATCGCGATCACGTCGCGGCCCAGCAGCTTGCCATACATGTTGCCGTTGACGCCCGCAGGGGTAAACAGCGGGCTGGTGAACAGCACAGCAGCCGAAGGCGCGGCCAGCGCCAGGGTGTAGAGTTGCTGCTCTACGTCCTGGTTGATGAACCAGACCGCGTCTTTACGGCTCGGGGCCCAGAGATGCTGCCACATCTTCAGGATGTTGTTTGTCAGGATGGTGAGCGTTGTCTGGCCGCTCTCTGCCGCCAGCACGTAGTTTGCGCCGGAGTTCAGGATCCCGAGTGGAACGCCGGTACCTGACCCATTGATGATCGCGTCGTCGACCTTGAACGCGAATTCCTCGGGAACCACCTTGCGGATGTAGGCCTCGAGCGCCGGACCGTCCTCCAGTTGCTCCTCGGTGACGTAGACCAGGCCAACCAGCTTGTTAGCGATCAGCTGGATGTCGCGAAACTTCGGCTTCGTGCCGGTATAGCTCGCTGCTTCTGAAATCCAGTAACCCTGGATTCCGCCCCAGCGGCTGCCGTCCACTCGGCTATCTTCGTCAACTGCGTGCATGATCAGCCGGTTAGAGTTCATCGGCTGATCGAAACAGCGGCTGGCGACCTCGCCTGTCTCGTAAGTGCGCTGCAGGATTTCTTCGGCGAATTCAGGGGCGACCAGGAAACCGCCCTCCGCCGGAACGGTCTCATTCGCTCCCAGGGCTGCGAAGAGCCGAGGATCCATCTGTCCGCCCATGGCTGCCCGGCGAACGGCCTGCAGTTGCTCGCCCAGCGACTTCCACGGGGCGTCTTTGGCGTTTCCAGCGCCGGCTGCGACCGCGCTGGCTACGTCGCCAGAGTGCCGCTCTTCATCCATGAGCTGCTCGACGCGCTTGATGTCGGAGTTCAGGGATGCAATTTGTGCCATGCAGGTGTCGTAGTCGGCCCGCTCGGCGTCGGTCAGGTCTCGCTTTGCGTCCTGGGCAGCCTGAAGGAACGCCGAAGCCTTCGCTTTGGTGTCCTCTTTGCGCTGCCGCAGGGCTTTGATGTCAAACATATCGATATCCTTTCGGGAAGTTGGTGTTCGTTTGCTACCTACTAGGCGCCGTCGGGCGCCTGCCGCTGGAAGCATCGGCTTCCGAAACTCTTTTACGCTCCTATGACCTCAAGGCGACGCCGCAGGTCGCTGATCGCACGCTGGTTATAGGTGGAACTCTTTTTCTCGGCTGGCTCGCCGATGCCGTATTTCTTAGCCGCTGCGTCGACCCGGCTGCGCGCCTTCGTTTTTTCCTCAGCATTTGGCATATCGGTCTGGTCAAAGCGCGCTAAGGCGTTACGAATGTGCGCTTTCTCCCACTCTTCGTCATGATCGGGAGATTCGATCGGCAGCTTCCAGTTGGCATGGTCATCGTCGGGCCGATAGGCGAAGCAAGCCTTTGTGCAGTCCTTGCCGCCGACGCGCTTGGTATCCTGCCGGCTCTTGGCGACCACGTGCGAGCAATTCTGCTGGTGATAGTGGCCATCCGTTACCGCTCCGACGGCGCAGCAGGCGTTTGTGGCCTTTTGGTTGTCACAGGCACAGTTATCGTCCGTGCATGGATCCATGGTGCAATCCGAGCACTCGCCAGCCTGGCAGGCATCGCAGGCGCACTCGCACTCTTCCGCGGCCGCTTTTTTATTCGCCACAATTCCTCCAAAACGGTGATAGTGGGTTCCCAACGAGGTTGACGAGCCGACGCGCGTCATGTTGCCGTTTCCGCGCGCGACCCCGAATTTCCCTAACACCTGGTCAAGCGTGGCCACGCGGTCGGCCAGACCAGCCCCAACCGCCTGGGTTGCCGGCAGGACGCGCCCTTCGCCGTAGCCGCTGCGCACGTCGGAGACTTTGACGCCGCGGTGCTTCGCGACAGCCTTGGTAAACGCTCCGTAGGCGTCGTCGACCATCGATTGCAGGCTTTGCCGGCTGCCATCGTCGAGCGGCTGGTAGGGGTTCCCCTCGGTCTTGTACTTGCCGGCCGACACCAGCGTGACCCCGAGACCTGCATTTTCCAGCGCTTTGCTGAGGTCCACATGAGCGGTAAACACTCCGATGGAGCCAACCATCGATGATGGCGAAGCGACTACCTCGTCAGCAGCGCTGGCCGCCCAGTAAGCCGCCGAGGCCATCAAGGAATCGGCCACTGCAATGATCGGCTTGGAACCACGAGAGCGGAAGATTTCGTCCGCAAGCTCGGGAACGCCGTCGATCTGGCCGCCGGGCGAGTCCACGTCAATCACAATGGCGCGACAATTCGGGTCACTGACGGCCTGGCGAAAGGCGGCCGTAAAGCGGTCGAGCGCACAGCCGCCCATCATGCCCATGAAATCGCTGAAGATGCTGCCACGATGCGTGATCGCCCCGAACATCGGCAGCAGGGCCACGGATCCTGACGCCGCGAAGGCCGCCTGGGCCCGCGCCGCCTGCAACTGCGCTCGCGTCTGATAGAGCGACGTGATTGCGCTCTCGGCCGGGTCGAGCATACGCATTTCGATAAGTTCGATCAGCTCAGCCAGCCGCTCTGGCTGCATAGCCCACGGCCTCATTCCAATGGCATGCAGAATTCGTTGATAATTCATGGTGATTTTCTCCGGCTTCCAGGCGGTCATGACGTCAAGGGGTACCACTGCGGTCCTTTGCGACGGTCCCGTACAGCATCTCGATTTCTTCAGGACTCAACAGTTCGCGATCATCCCATGGGGGCGCGTCATTACCGTTCTGGTGGCGGCCACCATGTCTTAGCGGCAGGCCACACTGGATGCCCTTTTGCGGATGTATCGCCGGACAACGCTGAGCGCCCTTCACCTGGAAGCCTCAATGTACCCGGTAACAATCGCGTTACGCGGTCGTTCGATCACCGCGACAACGTGCATCCGGCTCCAACCCTGATCGGGATTCATGCGACGAGCGTCAGCCAGCGCCATGCCGATCGCACCGTCAATCTCGCGTGCCTCCACGGCCAGCGTCAGAGTGTTAAAGGTGCCGGAAATCTCATCCGGACGAGCGAACAAGATGCGGAAATTTCTCACTGGACGGCTCCAGTCGCCATGCCAGCCAGCGCAGCCGCGCCTGTCTGCTCCAGTTCCGCCAGAAATCCGTCACAGTTGCCGTTACCCAGCGCCGCACGATGCTTGCGGCAGTGCGCCGAGGCCTGCTCCAGCGACACTTGCAGGACTTCGCTAAGAAAACGGGCATGCTCCGCGTAGAAATCGTCCATTTCGGCTGCCGAGGCATGGCGATCGAGGAGCTTCCTTACCGCGGCTAGTTCCTTGCGGACACAACGGTCCGCCGCCGCCGAGGCCAAAAGTAGCAGCCGTTCGGGCACATGCCGTGCTCCGGGGCCAGAACTTGGGTCGTCGCCAGTGTCGATCACGCTCTTACTATTATCCTCAAGCGGTTCCGCGGCAGGATCGGATATCTGGCCCAGCGGTGCCCAGTTCAGTGGGCGCCAGTAATTGCCACCCGAGCCATCGGGGATCGGGTTCATGCCTTCTTTGGCCCTGACTTCGTCCTGACACATCCATCCATTCTGGATAGCGACCTGATAGGCCCCAAAACGGGCGGCTGTGTCGCCGCGTAGCAGAAAGTCCATGCCAAACTCGCAGTAGTAATTAGGCGACAGAATCAGGTCGCGGGCGATGGCCTGCTCCCACAGAATCAGCCGCGGCAGCACGCATTGCACGGCGAACATGATATTGAACTGTTCCACCGAGGCGTATGTCGCCGTCTTTTCGGTCTCGCCAATTAGGTGCGGAGGCACACCGAAGATCGAGGCAACCTCGATGCGCGAGAATTTGCGCGAGTCGAGTAGCTGCGCGTCGCTTGGCTTGACACCAATTTCCTTGTACGTGAGCCCACTGGGAAGCACTGCGGTCTTATGGCGATTGGCACGGGTCTGGCGCTGCTGCCACATCTCGACGAAGCGTTTCTCGTCGGCCGCGTTCTTGAAATTGGCGCCCTCGATGATGCCGCCGGGCGTGGCATTGTTGTCAAAGAACCGCGCGACGTAATCCTGCTGGCCCAGGGCGACGCCGAATGTGTCAACGGATAGTTGTATGGTGCTCTGCCCGACGACCCCGTCGTCCATAAAGTTGCGCAGGTGAAAGACCTCTTCCGAAACCAGCGTACGGGTGGTCCCGGTCAATGGGTCGTTATACCTGTACCGGATCCGCCCGGTGCCCTTCATCTGCTCGGGCGTTACCCGGTCGGGGTGCATCGGAATCAGTTGATCGACGGCACCGCGCTTGCCAGGAATGATCTCAGCATAGGCGTTGCCGCGCAGCTCGAGATGACCTTGCAGCATCTGCTTAAACTCGAATGCGGTCTGCTGGTCATTCGGTCGGGTACGCAGCAGCGTATAGATTGGATGTCCCTTGGCAGCGTGCTTTACCCCCTTTGAATCGTCGGTAAAGATTCCCGCCGGCGCCATGCCAACGTTGCGGCCAATAATCGAGACGCAGGCCAACACCGTAGCGATGCGCTTTGCCGTATCGGCGCTGATGCGCATGCCGGTCGAGGATCCAGCGCCAATCGGGCCGTACCAGAAATCATCCCATGGCGCGGGCGCTCCGCCTTCATTCTCGGCATCCATGCCGAACAGCTCGCGCAGATTATCGATAATATTCATCTACTCGCTTCGCCGGAAAAGCCCGACAATCGCGATCAGCATCAGTACCAGGCCGAGGGCCAACCAGCCCAGCGGCGACCACGGCCAGGCGCGATAAACGCCGTATGCAGCCAATGCCAGGCCGACCGCAAACAGCAGCCTCCGCGTCCAGATGCTCATACCAGCAGCACGTTTCCCGAGGTATAGGACGGCTCGGCGAACATCCAGCGTGCCAGCGCCATCATGGTCGCAACCGGGCCGTCAATTTTGTTCTCGACGCGGTCCTTGCGCGGATAGATGTTTTCTTTCGCATCGCGATAGGCCACCACATTTGCCATCTCCCAGGTCATGACCGGGTTTCCATCGTGGTGAAAGCGCCCATCGGCGATCACTGCCTCAAGCTCTTTCATCGCCGGGCTTATGCTCTGGACCGTCTGCCGCACTTCGACGAAGAACTTTCCCGCCGGCCGCGGCCAGTCTTCGCGCGCCTCGATAAACTGAATCAGCGCCGCCGCATGATACGGGTCGTGCGCACCTTCGCGGAGCCCGTTGATCGCCTGCACGTCTTTGATCAGGTCCTCCGCCACGAGCCCGTAGTCGGTGATGTTGCCTGGCGTCTGCGTGAGCCAGCCGTCATGCACCCATCCCTGATAGCTAGCATTGCTGGTATCGCTGGCCTCGATGATCTTTGCCTCGTTCAAATAATGCGAGCTAAAGCAGTAATAGTGGTCCTTGAGCTGTAGGCCGTCGCCCGGAATCTGCCGACGAAACAGCAGCACCTTCGAGGTGAGATCGACCCGGCTCGCCAGATCGAGCGCCGCGATGCAATCGTCCTGCAGAAAATCCTGCAATTTCAGTGACGGATCGGCAGCGGCATTCCATTTGTCGAGGTTCATCCACGCGACGGCGGCGTTGCACCAGACGTCCTGGTGCTTAGTCTTAAAAGTGTTCTGCTTAGCAGCCGACTGAACCGCCTCGAACTGCGCCGCGAGTAGCTTCTTAGGGTCGACGCTAACTCCATAGTTAGGGTTGGCTTTGCGGAGGGCGAGCTCGGTTT